TTGCCTTGCAGCTTTCGCGCGTACCTCTCACAATTGTTACGGGTAAAAGATCCTACCCTAATATGCTGATCGAGACTATTACAACAGAAACCGATAAGACTAGCGCCTATACTTTGCCCGTTACGCTTTCCTGTAAAACGGTCTTCCTGGTTTCGACCTCAACCACAACCTTGCCTCCCGCTGATCAGCATATCGATCCCCAGCAGACGGCCCCCTTAATCAACGGCGGGCAATCTGCTTTACAAGGTACCGGTAGCGGCTCCCAAAGCATCTTACTAAGCGCCGGACAAACGGCTGGTTTGCCGGTTGTAGGAACGACCGGCCCATGAGCACCAGCCCCTCCTCTCAGATCGCGGCTTATGAGATCCCGCTCGCTGCGACAGCCCAGCAATTCAATATCACCTTGCTCGGCACCCAATATAAATTTCAGGTTGTTTACCGGCAGGTTGATGCTGCAAGCAGTAATTGGACGCTTGAGATGTTTACATCATCTGGCCTTTCGATCACAGGCATCTTGCCGCTTGTAACGGGCGTTGATCTTTTATCGCAACTCGGCTTCCTCGGTTTGGGCTTTGGCCTTTATGTGCTATCGGATGGCGGCGATCTTTTGGCTCCCCCGACCTATGAAAATCTCGGTACAACCTGCCATCTTATATTTGCGGCTTATCCATGAGCGGTTATCTATACCTCCGGCAAGCCAGCTTGATTGTCGGCCCAGCTTCGGGCGGCAATTCACTCGACCTGTCCGAATTGCATTTTACCTTCAATGTGAGCCGCGCCACCATCTCAACTCCTCAGACTGCTACAATCAGAATTTATAATCTGGCTGACAGCACCGTTGCAACGATCTATGCGCTCTCTGTTAGCGCCAAGCAGCCGGACGGGGGGCAGGTGCAGCTAAAGGTAGGGTACGCAGGCTTGCCATCGCTAACCGGCCCTCCTAGCACGCCTAATCCGCTGGGCTTAATCTTTGCGGGTACCATCAAGCAAGTGATTAAGGGGCGCGAGAACCAAACCGATACCTACATCGATATCATCGCGGCGGATTATGACCAGCCCTATAATTACAGCACGATGAATGCAACGCTCGCGGCGGGCTATACTCAAGACGATGTGGCAAGCCAGATCAATAAAACGCTGGCCCCATATGGCGTGGCTCCTGGTCCTCAGATTGCTTATTCAAAAGCCCCGGCAGCGCGAGGCAAGGTGCTTTATGGGCCGACAAGGGAGATAGCCCGCTCGCTCTCGGTTAATAATAATTGCAGTTGGACCGTATCCAATGGTCAGATCATCTCGGTCGCCAATGGCGGCGCGTTGCCGGGGGCCGCGATCCAGGTTAATGTTGCGAGCGGCTTGATCGGCTTTCCCCAGCAAACACTCGATGGGATCGAGCTTTATACTTTACTCGATCCAAGAATGATCCCTGGTACCATCATCCAGCTTAACAATGCTGATATCATCGATTATACAATCCCGACGGATTATACCTTTAACCAGCCAATCCCCTCGATTGAAAACGATGGCTTTTACCGCATCTATTGGCTAGAGCGCCAAGGTGATACGCGTGGTACTGATTGGTTCAATCATATCATCTGCGTAGGAGCAACTGCTCCCTTACCGATCACTGGCACCTATATCGAAACCATAGGCTAAGAGATGATTGATCCAAGAGAACGTTTTGTTGATCAGGAAGAAGTATTTCGCATCTTTGGCGATGCCCTAAAAGCAGGCATGTGGTCGGCATTGCCGGGGATTGTAGAGAGCGTGGATCTTGTGGCTATGACGGTATCGGTTTTGCCTTCAATTATGGGTAAGATCACGGCTCCGGATGGCTCGGTATCTGATGTGCCAATGCCCGTTTTGCCTGATGTGCCGATCTGCTTCATGTGCGGAGGCGGGGGCGTTTTAACCTTCCCGATTGCGCAAGGCGATGAGGCGCTTGTGATCTTCTCATCCCTTTGCATTGATGGTTGGTGGCAGCTAGGAGGTGTGCAGCCGCAAACAGAGCTACGCTTGCATGATCTCTCGGATGGCTTTGCGCTGATCGGCCCTCGCAGCCAAGCCAAGAAGATTACAAATATTAGCGCCACAACCATACAATTGCGCTCGATTGATGGTACCGCTTATTACGAGCTTAACCCTAGCACTCATGCGATCAATATCGTCGCTCCAGGTGGGCTTACCGTTACCGCTCCTTTTATCCATAATACGGGTGCTATTATTGCGGGCTTTGGATCTGGCGATCAGGTAGGCTTGCAAACCCATACCCATAATCAGCCAGCAGACAGCGCCGGCGATGGCGAAGAGCCAACGCTATCTCCCAATGCAGGAACCTAAGCCATGAGAGTACGAGCGCTCGATGCAAACGGTGATATGACCTTTGGCCAGGGGCAGGATAATTTTCTGATTAATAGCCCGCAAGCGGTGGCGCAGAATGTGGTCACCCGCTTGGCGCTCTTTACTGGCACCTGGTTTCTGGATACAACAGATGGCACTCCTTGGGATACCGATGTGCTCGGCAGATATACGCAAGGTCTTTATGATCCCATTTTGCAGGCTCGGATCCTCGGCACCCCGGGTTGTATCGGCATTCAAGATGGTTCCTATACCAGCGTTCGCTATAGCAACACCCGAGCGCTTAATGTGGCTTGTATAATTGAAACTCAATATGATGGCGTAGCGCCAATAGAGGTAACCCTATGAGCGGCACAACAGGAACCTCTACCACAAGCCCCACGGCATGCTGGGTAGATGCGGCGGGCATCCATGCGCCTCCCTTTTCTCAGATCCTTGCTTATTTGCAATCACAATACCAGGGGATCTACGGCTCAGATGTGGTGCTCAGCAATGATACCCAAGACGGCCAATGGATCGCTATTATCGCTACAGCGATCAACGATGCTAACAATGCTGCGATTGCAGCTTACGGCAATTTTAGCCCGCAGACTTCGCAAGGCAATGGGCTTGCCAATATGGTTAAGATCAACGGCCTCACCAAAGGGGTGGCGAGCAATTCAACCTTACCTGTAGCCATCGGCGGCACCTATCTTACGTTTATTCCTGCGGGGATTATCACAGATAATAACGGCAATAATTGGAACCTGCCTCCTGGCGTAACCATTCCTTCTGCTGGAGTGATCACGGTAACGGCTACCGCTCAGAATGCGGGGGCTATCAATGCCGAGCCGCAAACTTTCAAAATTAGCACGCCAATCGGTGGCTGGCAAACAGCAATCAGCGCTACAGCGGCTATTCCTGGCGAGCCAATCGAGAGTGACGGCGCATTGCGGATCCGGCAAGCGCAATCGGTCGAGATCAATGAAGAGACCGCCACGCAATCTTTGCGCGCCCAGCTTCTGGCCCTAACAGGCGTTGGTAGGCTCAACATCATCGACAACGATACCTCCTCTATGGATAGCAATGGGGTACCAGCTAAGAGCATTGCGGTTGTAATTGAAGGCGGCTCATCGAGCGCGATTGGTAATGCAATCAGAACCAGCAAAACTTTCGGCGCTGGCACCTTTGGTACGATCTCGGTGCCTTATACCGATCCGTTTGGAAACGCGCAGAACGTAAATTATTCAGCCCCGACCGAGGTTACTATCACGGTAGCTATCACGGTGCTCGCCTCTACCATTCCAGGAGGCGGGTATACAACTCTTATCGGGCAGCAGATCGCGGCAGCCGTTGCCGCCTATATCTCGGCGCTCCCGATTGGCGGGGATGTTTATCTCAACCGCGTTATGTTGCCTGCCAATCTTTATGGAGGCGTAGGCTCATCTACTTTTGATGTGGTCTCCATCGAGCTATCGCGCACAGGCTCCGGCGGCTTAGCTGCCAGCAATGTTACCATTGCTTATAATGAAGCGCCATTCTGCCCCCTTGATCCAACCTCAGGCTTGCCTACCACCATCACCATAACCCCGACCTAAGGCGATAGCATGACAGGGTTAATTACAGATTATACGGGACGTATAACGAGCAAGCATCAAGGCAAGCCGAATTTTCTGGCTTCTGTAATTGCTGCTTGTCAGCCTTTTGTTGATGCGCAATCGGTAACCAATCAATTTACCGATTGCTTTGATCTCGATCAGGCGGTTGGTGTGCAGCTAGATCAGATCGGCTTATGGCTTGGAGTATCTCGGATATTATCAACGCCAATCACGGGCGTTTTCTTTAGCTGGGATACGCCGGGCCTCGGCTGGGACCAAGGCTTATGGCTCGGCCCCTTCGCGCCAACCACTAATTATGCTTCGCTTGATGATAGTACCTATCGCGATGTGCTTAAGCTGCAAGCTCAACTCAATAATTGGAATGGCTCGGTAGGCAATCTCGATGCAATCTTGGGAGGCTACTCCAGCATATTTTCTCAATTATTCCCAGGGCTTGCAATGGGGGTTGTTGATAATTACGATATGTCAATGACTTTTCAGCTTTACGGCTCAAGCGTTTTCGGGCACCCATCGGTTAATGGTTTAACGCCGATCATCCAGCAATTATTTCTGCAAGGCTTTTTTACGCCCAAACCGATGGCGGTATCGGTTACAAAAGAAATCTGGAATGGCGCGAGCTTTGTAACCACTGCTTTCTTAGTATCATCATCTCTCACAGCTCCCATGACTGCTGGCCATGCTGATAGCTCAATGGCGATTAGCGGCGCAATCAATCCACCCTCTAATGCGAGCGGCATTCATTTAGAGTTAGGGTTTTCGCCAATCAATCCCCCCGCCGATATAGCTAATACAACAGGCTCCTATCTTTGGCAACTACCGCAAACATCGAGCGATTCCGCCGGTACTTTTTCATCAGCCACTTTTGATCTGACGCGTTACGATCCTATAGCGCCTGATACCATCATGTTTCTATGGGGTTATGATCCAGTTTCTGGATTGCTTATACAAGGCCCATCGATATTTTTTACTTAAGGTGATATTATGCCAACCGAAAATGACTTTGTACCCTTTGCGGCGGCAACTGGAGCTAATGTTGAAACGCAGGCGCAATACTTAGCTGACTCAGCGCTCGGCCC